AGACTTGATAATAAAGAATAGTGCCATCATCGTTATAGACAGGGCTTTGATACCAGTATTCTTTAGGTTCAGAAAAACTATGTGAGTCAGTTACAAAGGGAGAAAATGTCAACATTGGCCCTTGGCAAACCACTCCACCACCGTATTGATTCTGGATTAAATTACCTTGCAATGTTTGTATTGCCATGTTGGTCAGACTAGCTGACGTATTTGCAACAGGAGCCGCAGTTTGTGAAGTATTCGCTAACGCAGTTGAACCACTAAATAATATTATTGCGAGAAGACTGAGGTTGTTTCGGTAACACTTTCTAAGACTGTTGTTCGATTGATTGTTGTCATGTTTGACAGACCAGGGCCAATGTAACTTTCTGCGTATTGAAACGCTTGACCTGGATTTGCAATCGTGACGTTGGGTTTTTGTGTTAGATCTGCACCTGTCCATGTATAACTTACTCCGTCAATTGTTTGGACCGTTTGTTCTGGCGGTGGTGAAAGGGTCGAACCATCAATAGTAAGATTCGTTCCATTGATCGTATAAGTATGCCCAGTGTTGAAATCGCTAGAGACAATAGATTCAGTAACATTTTGTGTGGTACGTGTGACTGCTGACATCGTGCCGCTAGAAAAGTTAGGAACGACTGGCACAGCTAGGGTTTGAGGTATATTTAATATTAATAATAACGGTAAATACCTCTTCATTTTTTACTTCACGGTGACGGAAGTTACAACAGATCCAGTAGCAATTGTGCCTCCCGATCCTGGTGTTAAACTTACAACTCCAGCACTTGTAACTGAGCCAGCAAGCGACCCTGCTGTGCCCGTAGCGTGTGAGGTAACATCACTAAAATTGCCTACAGCTCCAACAGAAGGAGCAGATGTAGGTACAGCATCGGCTTGGGTGTATGACTGACTAAAACTAAAACTTTCACCAGAAGTTGCGTTCTGAGTCGCTGCGATGGTCCCTGGGGAATAAACTCCACTGGAAATAGTTCCAGCACTAAGCGTTCCAGCAGTTGTGCCATCAGTTACGTCTACCCCAGTCCCAGAGATAGAGAAACTTGATCCTATCCTTTCTGCTTGAGTAACAGCAGCATTAACTGTTAGTTGAGCAGAGCTAGTAATGGAGTGTGTCAAATCTGCGTTAGCAGAAGGAGCCGCTAAAAATAGCAGCAAGAAAAGTTTTTTCATTGAAGTTTGCCTGTCACTGGGTCAATAGGTCTTTGAGTGATGGGGTCGGTTTTAACAACCTCAGCTCCATTAATAGTTAGAGGAGTCTGTACTCTAATGATTTGTTCAGTTTGCGTTGTATTGCTCTTAGCAATCATGGCTTCCATATCTTCTTTTGTAACACCGTTTCCATTCTTTTTGTCTTTAGCTGTAGCAAGGCCAAAAGTGCTGAGGGCTCCCGTGAATACACTCGCAATAAAGGTCGGATCGAAGTTTTGTTTCTGAAATCCTGGCAAATCAACGTACGCCAAGGTCAAGATAAATCCACTCCAGACCACGATTCCAAGCCTGACAGCAACCCCAATGAGAGCAACTTGTTCTTCTTTGTCTGGGGTGATTTCTTCAAGTTTGCCAAGAAGACCTTTCTTATCAGTTTGGGCTTCAGGTTTTTGCTTTTCAGCCATAGAAAAATAGAAACAATAGCTTAAGATTACACATAAAAGGTTAAAAATGCCTCAAGAACTACTAGCAGCACTGATCGGGGCAGCTATTTCTGGTGCGTTAATGGTCTTAGCGAATCAAACAAATAAAAGGCAGCGAGATATTCGTGAAATATTTCATCGTTTAAATGCTATAGATAAGGAGATAGCTACACTAACGGCTAGACGTAACCCAAACGGATGGAGGAACAGATAGCAAGAGTAAAAGCAAGGATTAAGGAGTTACAAACTTTACTTAAGCACTGGGAAAAACAAAACCCCTCAGTCTCCTCTAAAAACTAAGGGGTTCTGTCTATACCTAATGCTGATGTTTGATACTTAAGCTTGCAGCCTCCTAATAAATTGCTATCTAACTTTAACCAGTTCTTTTTCGTTGTTCAATAGGTAAGCTCTCTCAATTTGTCTTCTTTTTTCTAGGCAGTGTGAACAAAAACATACAATAGTTTTTTGCTCCATAACCTTGCTAAATTAATTATTGGTTGGAACAGAAAAACCCCCCTCTGCTTTGCAAGTCTAGGGAGGTTCATCTGGGTGGTGGGGACCACTAAGCCAAATGTAGCGATTATATATAAGATTGTGAAGAGTGAGTCTAATTATGCGAAAACTAGCTAAACCTTTTTTGCCTCTTCTTTACGCTTTCTTACGAAGCAATGCAGGTAAAAAACTGTTGCTTGATCTGTTGAAAGCAGCATCGAAACAAACTACAAATACACTTGATGATCAGGCTGTAAACTTCTTACAATCAAGGTTATACCCTAATTCAACTACGACATTGCAATGAGCTTTTACAAAAGAGATTGGCTAGAAGAAGATCGTCAGAGAGTGATGGACATGGAGCGTTGGTACGTGCTTGATGGTCGTCACCTACCTGACAATCCTATGCATGGTATCTACACTGGGTTAGCAGCTAAAAGGAAAGAACTAGATGGAGAACTTGGATGAGCAATTTGTTCTATTAGATCAACTGATGGAACCTCCTACAGTTGAGCAAGAATTAGAGTTAGAAAAGAAAATTAGATGGTTTTCTGAAGGAGCAACAAAAGAACAATTAGTAAGACACTGTGAAGCAGTAGAAAGAAGTTACTTTAATCAGTCACAATTCATTGCTAATTGTTTAACTGAGATAGCTAAATGTAAAGCTAAAATTGCTTGTTTAGAAAACCCCGTTAGACAACCTACATTTAAAAATTGGCTAAGAAAAATATTAGACCTGTAAAGGTACATATTTAGTATTCCTGCCTTTCCATTTGACTTCGCCTGTTTTGATCGGAACTTCTGGGTATTGAAGTGAATACCAACGGTGTTCACAAACAGGACACCATCTACGTCTAATAGTGACTCCTTCTTTATCACGTTTAGTGCATACAACTCTAGTCCTAAGATGATTGCACTTAGGGCAAGGACAATAAGTTTGATTCATTCTTCTATTTCTATCTGTCCTAATCCATTGCAGTAATATTCTTTTTCCGTTTTGACAGGCCATCTAGGTATTACTTGACCTGTTGTTGATGTATAACTTTTTTTTGCATAAAGAGAATTAACTTTCAAAATGCCCATTTCTCCATTCAAGTGGCTTATTTTGTGGTGCAGTTGCCACATCAACTGGAATCTTTTTAAGCCTGTTTTGTGATTAGCGGCCTCGTCATACATTTCTTGAGTAGGCTCCCAATTCTTATAAAATTCGATTTGGGCCTCTGCGTCTTTTCTTTTCATGGTGCTGGAACGAGTATGTGTTGTGCGTGTTCTGAACGTCTTCCATCAGGCCAAGTCACTTCGTAGTAATAACAAATTCGATTTCTTGAATTGTATTTTTCTTTTATACTTGTGATTGTTCCGACACTAGGTTCAATTTTTAGTAAAACACCTGTGTTTCTTTTTTTATTGACCTGATCATTTAGTTTGAATTTCGGTGAGGGCATTTTTTTGTAAGTAAATTTGTACGAGTTTCTTTTTGCTGCAATGAGCAGTTGTATCAGCTAATGCTCTAAGTTTCCTAGATGGAAGTGTTTCAAGAAATCTTGCAAATCCTTCGTTTGGTTTTGGACTTCTATAAACAAAACCTGATCCGAGCCAGTTTAAGATTCCCATCAATGAAGTTGTTTATCTTTCCAACACCTACTATCACTCAGAACATCTGCAATGGCTACTAAAGCCATTTCATCCTGACTAGCGAATGAAACATAAAGTTGATCTTCTTTAGGCCAACCCACATTCATTGCATTATTTTCACCTCTAGGAGCCCCTTTGTAACCCCAAAACTTTCTGTGACTTATATGCACAGGCATATTAGTAAGAGCAGCCAAAATAATACTTTCTCCTATGTCAGTTAACACAAGTCTGAAAGGAATAGGAACACCGTCAAGGCCATCAAAAACTAAATGATAAGTTTGCTTATCATCTTCATCTAAGAAGATTTGATACTTAGGAAAAAGAGGTGTTTCTGTTGTTTTTGTGGTCATTCTTTACAGTTCCCCACAATAAAGGCAGGTTGAAACCATTTCATTTTTCTTTGTTTACGTTTTGGTCCTTGCAAGATGGTATGCCAATGACCTCGCCTCCAATGTGACCTTTTAGGTTTACCTGTATTCTTTTCTAATATTTCATCTGTCTTTGGTTTTGTTTTTATTATCCGTTGAGTAAAATCTTTTCCTATCCAAGTAATTAAAGATTTTGACTCTTGATTGCTTGGTTTGAATGATTTTTTACCTTGCAACGTTGAATTGGGTATGTATTCTTCAGTCAAAATATCTGGTTGAGTATTTAATAATAAAATAAAATTTACAAGTATGCTTTTTTGATTAAATATAGTATTCATTAATTTTACTTGTTCTTTATTATTTTTATTAACTTTAAAATTTGTTATCAACTCTTCAGTATCAACATATTTTGTATTTTGAAATTCATTCCAATTAAAGAATGTATTAAAATATGTACCTCTGTTTTTAGTCTTGTCACATTGATAAGAAAAACTCATCGACACATCTATTTCTTTTTCACTTTGATCTATAAAAGAATAATTTATATTATTTATATTTGTAGATTGCATAAGAATAAAATATGGAGCAATAACTTTTGGTTTTTCCTCGATTTTAATCTTAGTGAACTCAGTTTTCATAAAAGCTTTGCATAATTCATCTGTTAAAAAGTAAACAGGAGCATCTAGAAATGCTTTATTTGCAATAACACTTGGCGTCTTAGAAAGAAGCAAATGATCTTTTCTTGAATCATCAAAATGTTCAGCAAATATTTCTTTTGCAAGCTGTCTCCATGGGTAATACCCATAAGGAGACACTCTTTTCTTATAAAATTCAATTTGTTTTTTTGATAAAAGTCGTCCTTTATAACGAGAAAAATGAGGTAAATTTGACATTAGAAAATAACCTCAAAATGCAATGTCATCAGGAACATCAATCTTTTGAGGATTAATACTTCCAAATGAATTAGATTCATCTTGACTAAATCTTCCTTTACCATTGATATAAATCCCTTCAACTTCTTCTTTTTGTTGAGTACTAAAGTTGTAAACTTTGCCTATTTTTACTAAGTCAGGATCATCTACCATATTCATAAGATGATTACAAAAGGCACCAATAGATTCTTTAGGAATAAAAAGGCGTAGGTTTTTAGGATTTTTTTCTTTATCATCAAAGCGATTATCATTAACAGACCAAGTAATCTGTTTTGGAAGTGCAGCGTCAAAAGGCATGATTAAAAATGATTAATAGGTGTAATTGAATTTGTTTCTTCCCAAGCAAGAACTTGAGCGAGAGGGTAACGAACTCTAGGAGCATTTTTAGCTACGGCCATAATTGGGAGTTCGTACCAATTAGGACCAATAGGCTTACCTGCCCTAGTGTCCCTTCGCCACCGTTTAACGGTGACAGGTTTAATGCCGTATCTTTCGGCAAGTTGTTCTGTTGTTAAAAAAGGTTCTTCCATTTGTTTAGCTTTTAATTACTGGAAGTTGTAGTTGCTTGTTAACTGCCTTTGGTTTTTCATCTATGATTTCAAGGACTTCACCTTCCATGCTTATTTTCCAAAACCACTCAATAATTTTGCGGTCATGTTTAAGCATTAAAGCTATGTCTTGTGACTTATATAATTTCCTAAGAAAATCATATTCAGTCTTTTTAAATTCAGATTTTGGCAGTAAAAAAATAATTGTATTTAATTCCATATTTATTTTTTACCTTTTAATTTCAATTCGCATTGATTAATTAAATCAACCAATCCTTTTTTATCGTCATTAGTTAGACGACCTTCTGCATGTCTAGTCATTACATTTTTCTTATGACTAAATAATTCTTCAGTTGTTTTTGATTGTCTAATTGCTTGTGCTGCTAAGACAGCGACAGAACCATTAGTCGGTTTTGGTGCTGCTCTTTTAGCTGAATTTGTTGGTTTTCCTTGAACTAATTTTTTCATTTGCTCTTTAATTAATTCATCAGGATCTTCTGTGTTTGTATCCATGTCAGGCTCAATCCCTAGAATCATTTTTACGGCATATCTTCTTGCGTAAGTAAGTGCCCCACCCCAAGCAAACATTGGTTTGTTACCCATATTTTCTGGAAGATAAATTGGCAACCTACTTGGTAATTGCTGACCTGTTTCTACATGAATCAGACAAGTAAGAATTGTTGTCTGACCATGTTCACTGACTTCTTGCGGTTGAATTAATATCAACCCATTTTTATGTAATACAGGTTGAATCACTGAGAGCATTTCTTCCAGTGGTGTGTATTTATAGTTGAAACCTTCTTTGCTTTTTTTTAAAGAAGGCATTTCTGCTTGAACTTTTTGTAGAGCTTGAAACAGCTCTTTTTTAGGTGAAATAGATTCCATTTTTAATGAGAAGTAAAAGCCCAGTTAGGAAAACTAAGCGAGGTGATTTCATCGGTGTAAGTAGGCCACTTACCCTTTTGATGACAAGATTTAATTAGAGCTAAAGCATCATTTCGAAGGCGATAACCTTCATTTAGTGCTGCTTCATCTAATTCATAAATACCGACTGAAAAAGGAAAAACTTTTTCAACGACAAGAAAAACAAAGCGTTTTGCTTTTGTTACTTCTAAATAATGAGCAGCTTGAAGATGATAAAGAAGGTTGGCTGCTGTCTTACTAAAGGCAGACGG